TGGTTTAGCGGCAGTTGTAACTAACACTGTTGTTGGTAACACTGCATTAGATGCAAATACTTCTGGCGCAAATAATACGGCGATTGGTCATGCAGCACTAACCAATAATACTGAGGGTAATAACAATACTGCAGTCGGTAGAAACTCAGCTGCAACTCTGACCACGGGAGATGGTAATACTGCACTTGGTGCTGGTTCAATGAACTCTCAAACCACTGCAGATAACAACACTGCAGTTGGTTATGATTCGCTTTATTTCACCACCACTGGTGCTAATAACGCCGCGTTTGGTAAGTCAGCATTACAAAATAACACCACAGGATCTGACAATACTGCTGTTGGTAAAGGTGCTCTTGATGCAAACACCACTGCAAATAACAACACTGCTGTGGGTAATGATGCCCTTACAACAAATACCACTGGAGCCAATAATACCGCTCTTGGAGAAAGTGCTCTCGCACTCAA